GCCACCCACTCGCTGAATGCGTATCCTGCGAATACGCAGCCCATGCAAAAGGCTCAGCTGGCTTCGGCACTTCGTACTGAGCCGGAAGCGGGAGACGATATGTATGTCCGTGAGCTGCTGGCTTCCTTAGAACCTGACGAGTACATGCTGATTATTCAGCTGCTCGAAGCTCTTGCCGAGCAAGAAGATGAGCAGATGGATCAGCTGTCAGCTCAGCGTCCGATGGAATATGACTCTCCCAACCTCGGAGCTAACTATTCGGTTCTAAACGCTCCTTGTTCTAACCATATTCCTCCTTCTCAGCAGTTCCAGCAACTGAGCTGATAATGGACAACAACACTCGGCGTCAACAGCTGAAGGAACGTGATGTTCGGAAGCTAGCTCCCGAACTAGATCCTGGGGCGTTTATGCAGATGTATATGGAAAGTAATTTTCCACAAACTGCATCGCTACCTTCTCCTCAACAGTTAGCTATGCCTCCTGTGCAGAATTCTGCTCAGGATCCCTTAAAATTAATGAAGAAGCCACTTAGTGGCACTAAATACGACAGTCCCGGCGGCTATTGATGGCTAGATATAGCTTTCTTAGAGGCCCAGACAGTTCTTCTCTCCGTGGCCTCGGTTCCGGATTAATCCCCACCCCTTCACTCGGTTCTTATTCAGGAGCGAAAATGGCCGCACCCCTTGCCGCAGCTGCAGCAGCAGCCCCAGCCGCAGGAAACATCCTTACTCGTTTCGCTGGTGCTCTCATCCCTAATTTAATCGCTGAGATTGCGGGTGGGTTCCTTAAACCTGGTGGCGTTGTTCCAAGCACGGCCACGATGCCGGTGGGGAATAAGTACAACCTCTCAGCTGGCGAAGTTCAGAATATGTTCCGTATGGCAGATGAGATTAACTACCGTCGCTCAATAGTAGGTCTTGAGCCGCTCAAGCCCGAAGAAATAATCGGCAGCATCGTGCAGACTAACCGTCTTCTGATGAAAGAAGCTGGTGAGCGGGAATATGCCATCGAACAATTAAGACAGCAGGGTGCAATTCAGTCCTCTCTTGCTAATCAGATTGGCGCTGGTTTAGCTGCTCAAGGCGCAGCTACTCAACAGATGATCGCAAGTACGCTCCAACGTCCTAATATTGATCCAGCAGATGCTGAGTTAGCGAGGGCGTTCTGATGACTCCTGAAGAATTTGCAGAAACAGCAATCAAAGGCGCTCTGATTCTTAATCCCCTAACGGCTCCTCTTGTCCTCGGTGGTGGTCTTGGCAAGCTCGTGGGTCTAGGCGGCAAGAAACAGGAGCCCCCTAAACCCAAGGGTCAGCAAACAGGTCAGCCTGGAAGCGACCCGAATGCTCCTCCATCGCCTCCTCCTGAGTGGGTACGACAACTACCCCCTGGGGGTTACGCTGACGCAGACACTAATTACGGTTCGCAACATCAGTCGTTGCCTCCGGGTGCTCCTGATATGGATGCTCTTATTCCCGGTCTGCTATCGCAGTGGGAGGAAGCCAATCGTCGGCGCGACGCAGAATCTCGCAAGTTCTATCCCGAGCGCACTCGGATTGACCTTGAGGCTTGGAAGCAACGTGAAGCTATTGCTCGTGAGAATGCTCTCGAGCGCATGCGCGAAAAGACCAAGCGCGATAAAGAGCTCAAGGTCATCGACGCGTGGACTGCAGTTACGCAATCTGAGATCCAGCGGGAAACTGCATTGGGTCTGGGGATGATGAACCTAAGCGCCACGCTGGGGATGCCTAACCCCAACGTTTTAGCTGCCAATGCGAATGCTATTGCAGCTGGTGTCAAAGGATTTACAGGCGCTCAACCGGTGTTTTAATCATGGATCCCCTTTCAGCAATTGCTCTCGGGACTACCGCTATCAAAGGTGTTTCAAGTCTCTTTGGAGGTGGCAAATCATCTAGCGGTGGAAGCGGCGGGGGTTCCCCTGCTGATTACTATGCTCTTTTTGGAGCTCAGGCGGCGGCTGCAAACAACCCCTTAACCGCAGCGATGCAAGGGCTTTCTGTTTTGCAGGGCGCTTTTGGTGGTGCTTTAGGTCTGGAGGGTAATACGATTGCTGCTGGTCAACTTTCAATCCTCAAAGAAGCTATTGATCGAGCTCAAAAATCAACTCAGACTCAAGCTTCTATTACTGCTGGTGCTGCGGGTGCAGGTTTAGATCTGCTCAAACAGATTGGTCAGGCCCGGTTATCCACCGAGTTAGCAGGACCAACTCTTCTTGCTCAGGCTGGTTCTGCTGCTCTGGCTGGTGAAAATCAATTGGCGATGAATCTGGCTGATACCAGTCGGAATATCCAGGCCCTTCAGCAGCAGACTCAAGCTGCCGTGGCTCAGAAACAGGCGGACACACTTGCCGATGTGTTTAGCACCCGAGCTCAGACTGAAGGCAAGTTAGCGCTTGGGGCACAGGCTCTCGAAAGTGGCCTGAAACTTCAGCAAGCCAAAACCATCAGTGATCTGCAAAACATCCGTGGTCAGACTCAGGCTCAGCTCGCCCTGAAGCGTTTTGGTGCGGGTCAAGCTCTTGCTGGTCAACGGTATTTTGCATGATCAAATCCACAATCGGTGATTCCACAAGCGTTGCTGAATGGTTGGCTTCGCTTGGGAAATCCCAGCAGGATGCTTTTAAGCATTACGCAAAAAACAGCACGAGCGATATCGAAGCGTATCTTTTTGCCCGTTTTTTAACCCCTGGGTTTCAGGGATCTATTGCTGATCTAACAGCGTTTATCCAAGAGCGTTATCCGAAGACAGATCTTCGTAAAGATCTTCTGATTGAGATTGATTCTCTAAAGGATGACTTAGCCAACGTCAGGTCTATGACCACGACTGGGATGTTGGACTATGCGACAGCGGCGACCAAAATCGCTGTTTTGCAGAAGGAACTTCGCTCCCACATTCAAGCAGTTCGTCAGCTGACTGATGGACTTGATCGCCGTGGGCTCCTTCTCGCTGGTGCCGATCGTTGCTTGCGTGAGCTTATTAATAGTTTTGAGGATCAACCAACGATTAGCTCCCTTCTGGAAGAAGCTTCGTTGTTGATTTGGGGAACTATTGAACGAGAAGAAAAATCCTGAAGTAGGTATAGGCCACGGGTATATACCGGTAAAGCGCCGAATCGGTAAGATCCAGCGCCTTACTTCCTTACTGTCAGACCCTATCCATTAGACCCAGGATATTGACGATCGGTGTTCTAAAAACACCCATAAAACTATCATTAACACCCATAGCCATAACGAGCTCTTCCTCGTCTTCTATATAGCAACTAAAAGGAAGGACACAGGCAGGCTGATTAGAAATATCGTTTCCTGCTGCGTCGGTCCAGGTAATCAGATCATCCTGAGTGGAGCCTGTGAATAACGCTTCTTTTGTGAAACTCGTTATTTTCGTTAGCTCCTCGTCTAACGTCAGAGCCCCTAGGCAATAGAGCAGGTAAGGACGTCCTCCAATTTGCTGCACCATGTACTTCCAATGGAAGAATACAAGCCATTCGTCCTCTATCTTGACCGGAGCCGTGGAGTTAAACGTAGGGTGCTTACCTGTTAAAACTTCAAGGCACTTTGAGTCAATTGTTTTGTCCGGCTTACCAGGAGTTTTAATTGACAGCGGACTAATTGAATAAAGAAGGCGAAGCTCTTCTTCGTCGCTAAAGAAACACCAGTTTTTCTCTGAGCCTCCGTCGACGTAGTTTTTGCCAATTTTTGGGTATATACACTCCACAAGATTCCCGTACTCATTTACTTCTCCTACACACACTTTGGGTGTTTTCAGCATCGAGTGATTCGTAGTATCCCACTTTGTTGCGTAGGTACTGGTTACGAACTGACAGTAAAGTTTATCGTCAGGTGTTACAAAAAGACGGGGGTCCTCGTAGCTAAGTCTGTGCTTACCGGGACGTAAATTCCTTGGAGCGATAACCGTTGAGTCATTCAGCAACTCACCGACCCAGATGTCTGTCGGTGTGTTGTTGTAGTAGAAGTACTTCATATCGTGCCGGAAACAGAAGGGTTCCGGCTGTGAGCGCCAAGCAATAAGAGACGATCCTCGATGTTTAATCAGGCTTGGGCTGAAGTTGGCAACGCTTCCCTCCGGCAAACCCGTGGTAATACGAGTAAATGTCCCTCCGATGTCTTCAGCTTGTTGGAATACTGTTGGGTAGCCTGTGTTATCTCGTAACCTTGCTTTAAGAACGGTTTGAGCGTGATAGTTGCGGTAGCGGTGAAATTGAACGCTCATTTGGACAGCTCCTCCATAGCTTTTTCGAAACCTTCAGCGATTTTGTCCCATCGATAAGACGGGTTCTGCGTCACTTCGAAACAGTCATCAGCGACTTTCTTGTAGAACGTTTTGTCTTCGTACAGCGTTGAAAGTTTTTCTGCTGCATCGTCTACATCGATAATGCCACGCTCCACTCCGAGATCCTTGTCATAGATCCAGGCAGCGACGTCTGCTAACAAAGCTTTGCCTTTCCAGACGTCAGCGCACGAGGTGTGGTTTGGCATAACTTGCGGACGTTTGCATGTTGCATGCTCAAAAGGCACAAGTCCCCAGCCCTCACCATTACAGGTGTTTAATCCGACGTCACAGGCGTTATAAATAATGTTTAGTAGCTCATCAGGTGGAGCGTTGGTGTAGTCGATATTATTTGTAGTCATGATTAAACGCTGATCTGGGTTTAGACCAGCCCTCTTCATCTCAGCATTAAAGATTGCTCGCACGTCCCACCCAAGATCTTTTTCGCTCATGTGCAGGTAGAGCGACGCATCAGGTTTGTCCTTTGCGAATTTGACGAAAGTTTTGATCGTCAAGTCGATATTTTTACGCGGCTGATTTCGGTTGGCGTTGAGGACAATAAATTTGTCGGTAGGAAGGTGGAGTTTCTTGCGGCACTCGTCCCTGTCAAGAGCGTGGAACTTACCAGTGTCCAGACCGTGGGGAATTACCCCAAGCATCTTGGGCTGAACCCCATGATTCATAATCCGCTGAGCTTGTTCAATTGAGAAAGTAATTGCAAAGTCCCAGTCCTTAATAAATCGCATGTGGTTTTCGATATACCACTCACTGTCGATTGGGAAGTAGGCGATGAACTTGAATTTCATCGATGACTTCAGGAGGTGGATTCGCTCCCACACCTGGTTGACCATCCAGATGTCATTTAGACAAATGACAAAATCTGGGTTTTCTTGCTGCACCACAAGAGGCAGCCGCTGAATACCGAAACGATCGGCGGGGTTCAGAGCAGCGGCTGGGTAAACCTTGAAAGGTAGATCATGTGGATCTCCTGTGTAGTTAATACCAAACGCTACGATCTCATTATCTTTTGCTAGGTGCTCCAGAATACTGTGTGTTACACGAGCAAAACCTGTGTTCGAAAGGATATCTCCGTACCAAAGGATTTTTGCCATGCGGGGGATTAAAATCTTTGCTAACAGTATACAGACAGTTTCTGAAAGAGCATGCCTAGTAGAGAGAGTTTTGCGTATCGTCGTGCTCTGAAAATAAGAGCAACTAAAGCTATCGATTCAAGTGCTCCTGAGCTGGATACTATATTCACTAGAGCAGCAGAAGACTTCCATACTTTCTGTACGATTATGGATAAGGCTCCTGCACGTCATATGCTGGAGTGGCACAAGCACTTGATAACAGGTGATAGTAATAGATACTTATTAGATATTGCAGGGCCAAACCTCGATATTCTTGCTCCTCGAGGCTCAGCAAAGTCCACGGTGCTTAATATGTTCACCGCTTGGATTATCGGTAGGCATACAACAGCTGGTCTTCCTCTCCAGATCATCTACTGCTCGTACAACATTGCTACGGCAATACCCAAAAGCCGAATCATCAAGCAGATCATCGACTCTGCAACATTTAAAAAAATCTTTCCTAAGGTCCAGCTTCGTGCTGGTATGCAGTCAGATATTGGTTGGTCGATCGATTTTGACTATGCGGGAATCAGCCGCGTGGGTGATGAGGAATTTACCCTTCGTGCAGCGGGTCTCCGAGGTTCTATCACGTCGAAGCGTGCGCACCTAGTCATCGTGGATGACCCTATTAAATCGAGCACGGATATTAAAAACCCGTCGATTCGGGATGAGATGAACAACAACTGGAGCTCAGTTATCGCTCCCATTATCTTTGAGGGAGGGAGAGCCATTTGTCTCGGAACTCGATTCCACCCTCTGGATATTCATAAGACGATGTTCGTCCCTGAGAAGGGGTGGAAACAGGTTCAGCAGGAAGCGCTTACGTACGACAACGATGGCGAAGCTGTCAGTTACTGGCCTGAGCAGTGGAGTGTCGACTATCTGTTAGGTCAGAAGGAACTGGACCCCGTGGCATTTGCGTTCCAGTACCAACAGCAACCGGTGATGACGTCTGATCTGATCTTGTCTCCTGACTTGCTGATCAAAGGAGATGTTGTTACCGAGTTTGACTCTCTTGCTGTAGGTATCGACCTATCCGCCAGTAAAAACGAAACTTCTGACTACACAGCCTTTGTTCTTGGCGGTCGTCTAAAGGATCAGTACTACATCATCGATGCTCATCAAGTGCGTTCGATCGGGAACCTTGAGAAGATTGATCTCCTCTGCAAGATGCTTGTCGAGTGGGGGATTCTCCAGGAAAACTCAGAGGGCCAGTATTTTCCTACATACTCCACATGCACTCTGGTTGTTGAAGCCGTTGCTTACCAGGCTTCTCTAGCTGCCGATCTCAGACGAGTGATGCTGAACGAATGGGGCTTAGGTAATCTCCACATCCACGAGGTCAAAGGTTTTAGAGGAGATAAGATCGCTCGCTTCCGAGGCACTTTAGGTCTTTTAGAAAATAAAAAGGTAATCTTTAACCGTTATCGAAGATTTGATCAGCTTTTTGATCAGGTGATCAACGTCGGGGCAACCTCTCACGATGACTTACTAGACGCCTACACCCACCTCATGTGCTTCTTGCAACGCCGTGGTAACTACCACATGGAGTATTAATTGATGATCTCCGAATCTTGGCGTCATTCAGAAGCTCTGATGAATACTTATCGGGTGATGTTTAACATCACTGCACATGATCCTCTTTCTCGCGTCGATCCCTTATTAGAAGTTCTGCGTGGTTATGACAAAATCCCTGCAGCTACTAAAGATGTTTTTATATTTATCGATCATGAGCATGCAAACGATAAACAAATTCTTTTAGATCTCTTACGACCTAACCTCAAGACTCTTTATCTTCAAGTCATTGTCGCTGGTCCTGAGTATCAAGGGTTTGCTCTGTGCTGGTCGCATAAACAAATACTCAAGTTAGCTATTGAAACGAAAGCGTATGACATTTATATGTATAGTGAAAATGATATGGTTTTTACTAAAGAACATTACACGTATTGGTTAACCTATCGTCAGTTCTTAAAGCCACTGAATTTAGAACCGGGATTCTGTAGGTACGAGAAGTACGACGAGAAGTGTGTTCCTTTTGATAATTACAGAAAATGGTCTTTATCCGGAGCTACCAAAGACGTTTGGGGTGATCGACCTTATCGAGTAAAAACGTTCTTAACACCGACTATTGACTTTGTTGGCTTTGTTTCTCTGGGAAATCCTTATATGGGTCTTATGGTCTTAGATCAGGAGATGGCTGAGATCTATGTTAAATCGCAAAGTTTTGATCCAGTTGCGAGTTTTGAGCTTACGCGCCACCGCTGTTGGCCCATCGCAGATAGAAGTTCTATGGGTCTCGCTTTTGAAGGACTCAAAGCAGATCAGGAGCATCGCCGCGTTGTCCCGATAATTAGGGAGGGAGAGAAGCTTCTCGTAGCGCCGTGTGGGCTTGTTAAGCATTTAGATAAAAAGTACAGCACTCGTTTAGCTGATGAGGATGGTACCCTCATGGATATTTCTGAGATGCTTGTTGTATGAGCGATTCCGTCTCACATCCGTCTCACTACACTCAAGGTGACATTGAGTGTATTGATGCCTTACGAGCCTCACTTGGACCCGAGGGTTTTAAAGGCTTCTGTCGAGGTTCGGCGATTAAGTACTTGTGGAGGACTGAACACAAGAACGGTGTTGAAGACCTTAAAAAATGTGCATGGTACATAAACAAGCTCATCGAAATTGCTGAGCAAGAGGGTTAAACTATTACCGAGGCTTCTTACCTATGGATATTCGCGCTTTCGGTTCTGTATTTCCTCAGCAGTCCAGCCTGCCCTATGCCAGCGGATTCGCTTGGGTGCCTGGAGATGGCGAGAAGCGATTCAGCACATGCCGTGGTTTATATATTGAAGGGGACGCGACCGACGTTTTTTATGTCGAGCTGAACGATGCTCCCGGACAATGGATTTTGACGGAAGTTGGTGCAAATAAAGTTTTACCTTTTGCTGCCACAGCGATTAGTGGCGGCAATGTCGACAGTGTCAAGGTGCTCTACTGATGGCTAACCAGTTTGTCCCTTACGCTTTTAATTTTTCTAAGGCGTATCAAGATCAGGTTTTTGCAGCTGATCAGCAAAGGCGTGCGAATCAGGGCGCTGATTCTGCCTTCGCTCAAATGGCGGCTGACGACGAAACCGATATGACTGGTCAGCCAACTCCGCAAGCCCCAAGCACACCGATGGTTACTTACGGAGACGGTTTAGAAGGCCCCGTGGATGCTCTCGAGCAAGATCGAGAAGTTATGTCTAGGGCAAAAAGGCGGGCCTCGCAGTATTTATCTGAAGCTGGTTGAACTAGTATGTTGGCAGTTTTGATACTGCCAGCGTGCTGCTAGACGTCTTTACTTACTTCAACGAGAAGGAGCTTCTTGAGCTGCGTATTCGTACGTTGGAG